TCGCCTTCTCCTCCCAGAGATGATGAGTAGTGTGTCGCTGCCTTTTATGTGAAGACAATCCCTCTGCTCGTAATCCGACGAGTGTTTGCGATTGCGCGGTCAAGGTCTCTGACCGGCTTTTCCTCAGCACATATCTAAGGTGTATCGTTCCCTGTAATCCGACAGGACTGTACACAGTACTTCAGACGAAGCGTTTCCGCATGGTCACGCCATGCTGTCGTGCTCCGTAAATGTTTGGTTCAAAGGAAGCGATGCGATAGCCCTGATCGAAGTAAAGCTTCTGTGCAGGGTTCTCGACTCTACAATGCAGCCAGCCACTTTCGTAGCTCTGCTTGTAGTGCTTCTCAAATTCTTGTAGGAGAGTTGTTGCAGCGCCCCGTCTGCGATAGTCAGGGTCTACTGCAACACTCCAGATGTATGGTGTCCCTTTCGAGACTTCCGAGATAAGGTGCGCCTTGATGCGTTTGTCTACGATGACCCACGCTGGGTTGGAGGCAAGTATCTTGCGCAACTGATGCTTCGGACAGATGTCGTCAGGATACAGTCGCTCCACTTGATCGACTAGGTAGTCGGTCTCAGATTGCAGCGCCAGCCTGATGTCCATTAGCCCTTCTTCATCAACTTCTCAACCTTAGCGGCGAATCCCTTCTCGCTCAGCAGACGGCGCTTGTACTCGTCGGGCGGCATCGCGTCGATGGCACGCATACCGGTGAAGGTGCGCGTGGGACCGACTTGATTTCCCTTCTCGTCATACTGCTTGAACTCGTAAACGATGTCACTTCCTACAGGAGCACTTACGCCCTCACTGCGGGAGTTGCCATTGTTCAGGCCGGTAGGAACCCTTGAGGCAACAGGCTTAGCCGCGACAGGCGGTTCTGTAGCCAATGCCGGGTGCTCGGTAGGAGCAACGCGCTCGACTGGAAGCTGGTTCTCAATCGGAAGCGTCTCGACCACGCGGGCCGGTTCGACGTACTCGTTTGGATCGGCAGGAGGCTGCTCGGTGAATCCCACGACATTGCTAGGCGGTGTTACCGGAGAGACGGGAAGTTCTACGACTTCCAACGACGTAACCAATACGCCCTGATCCAAGAGGAACAGGTAAGCCTTCTCGAAGTTCTCTGCGACCGGCGCGAGGTTGTAACGATCCATCCAGCCGATAATGGCCTGCATGTTCTCGGGACAAATTACGTACTCGGGATTGCGACGTTTGAAGATGTCAACTTCTCGCTGAGCCTGTACGTTGTCCACCTTGCCCTGAAGGTCAGAGATGACGGTGCGCAGACCTTCGCCAGAGATGCCGTAGGAAGCCTCCACGATGGTCTGTGTGGCCTTGTCGAACGTTTCTGGGTCTAGGAGCTGCTGGGAAAGTTCTAGGCGCTCTGAGGCGCTTAGCGTGCGCGGATTGAACTGCACACCCGCGACGTTGCGCGGTGCTCTCTCGTCAATAGACTGCTGGTCTAGGATTCCCAGACGGTTGTTGCGAGTCTCTGTTCGCAGTTTTCGGATAAGCTCAGTGTTCTGCTTGACGAGCTTATGGTTCAGCTCATCCTGCGTGCGGTACTTGATGACCTGCTTGCCGCCGATGGGACGGTTGTCTTCGTCAGTCGGCTGATACTCAAAGCGAAGTTCTGGCAGGTCCGAAGGAATGCCGTTCTCTTGTTCGTTACTCAAAGTGGTCAAAGATCGTCCCCTCCTCAGAAGACTCAAGTAGATCGTCAGATGTACTTGCTGGCGGCCCCATCTGAAGCACGCCGTCTGTTACGTCAGCCTGCACTTCGAGGGCCTTGCGGCTGCCGAGGTACTGACCGACTTCGTTATTGATTCTCTGGACGCCGCCTTCATAGAGCTGAGCTGCTACCTTGGCGCATCGGTGTTTCTCGATCACGTCCTCTGTATCTTCGGACGGAGTATTGATGGTATCCAATATGAACTTGGTGCATTCATGATCGAAGATTCGCTGTATATGTCGCCAGCCAGCAGAAGAAATGGTCTGCGTAATCTCCGCCTGCTCATGAGGTGCTAACACAAGGATGGGTACGAAATTTGAAATGCTGCGTTCGATCACTAGCCCTCCCCGGCAGTGATATGGAATTTGGCTGTTGGGGTGCTCCCCCATTTACTCTGCTGGTCCAAGCAGACACCGATCCATGTCTTATGCAACTGTAGGCTGTTGTCCTTCCAACCCGCCAGTGCTCGGCAACCCTTCGGTCGCTTCACTCTGAGCGTTGTCCTTGAACGACTCACGTACCAAGTCACGCTTGATGCGATTGTCGTTAGACTGGTCTTCAAGCTGCTGCTTCTGCTGGAACTTCTGTTGGTTGCTCTGTGCAGTAACGGCGGCTTTGGACGCGGCCTGCGCCTGCTGCGATGCAGCGGCACGCTTCTGTTTCATTTCCGGCGTCATCTTCTTGATGATGTCGTTCTTGTTCTTCCACTCCGTTGACTCGATCCACATCATGACGATTTCCTTCCAGTTGATGTACTCCTCGTTGATGTCAGCGAGAGATTCAACAATCTGGGGGTTCTCAAGAATCTGTGTGATGAGAGTCATCGACTGCGCCATTGTGCGTTTCGCCGCAAGCGCGGCACCGGCCAGTACTTCGAACTCGATCTTAGCCGCGTGAAACTGGTCAAGGTCTACTTCGTAGTCGTCGCCCATCTCTTCGCCCAGTACTGCATAAATCTCGGCGTCTGATAGGTATCGCATGACGAGCATGTCGAGGATGTAGAGGAACGGGCTGAACACCTGTTCGATGAAGTTGTCGAGCGGCCCGTCGAGACGAGTCGCGCTTGCACTTGCGAGGATGCCTGCGCCTCCTGCGGTGCGCCCCATAGAAGAACGGGGGCCGGATGACGAGCCTTGTACGAGCGCTTGATCTGCGCCCGATGCGGACTCGGTTGCCTTCTCTGACTCGCTTAGGGCCGACCAGATGTCTGGTGGAACCTTAGGAGTGTCGAGTAGGTGATATGCTTCTTTGGCGATACCGTCCACAGTTAGAATCTTACCGATCCCGGTGCGTATCATTTGCGTCGGCGCGTTTGTGTCGCGCTGGCGAAGATAGATCGGGTTGATCCCGAACGACAGCATCTTCAGAATTGCGTTGATGGTGCCTTGGTCGACGCGCTGATTCTGTCCGACGATAAGGCCGAGGCCCATGCCGTAGAATGCCTTGGCGCGGTTCCACCAGTTTGCACTGAGGAACGGGATAACGCCGAACTTGTTCTGTCCGGTGAAGATCACTTTCTTGCGGTCGATGACAAGAACCTTGCGGTTTCTATCCCAATACTCAAGCACTTCCATCTTCTTGAAGAGCATGTCAGGGGTCACCTGAATGTTCATCTCTTCAGCATGGTGAACTGCACCGCGCATGTACGCCATTGTGTCGCTGGCGAGTACTGGTGCTACGTTCGTGCCGGATGGTGCGAACCACCACTTGCGAAGCTCGTCTTCAGACTTCGGCAACTCCCACCCATCTTTGTCCGGGTGATCTTCGGGAAGCTCTTCGAGAGCTGCGCGGATATCGTTGAGCTGGTAGAAGTCCATGTAGCGAACGTCGATCACGAAGTCTGCTTTGCGGATATCCCCGACATCGCACTTCGGGTCTACGAACACCTTGTTGATCGGGCGCGACTCGAAGAACGGTCGCGGCACAACACGGGACTTACGCTTCACGTCTGGGGGTACATCCAGAGGAACTTTCTGCGTGACCTGATCCTGTCCTACACCACCAGTGATCGTGGTCGTAGTGGACTTGCGTTCCCACGTTACCACTTCCTTGTAGTCAACTCCCCACTTCCAGATGCCGGTGCCGAGGCAAGCCATCTGTTCGAGTCCCCACTTGGTTTCGGTCTTGAATCCACAGTCGTTCAGCAAATAGCTGAAGAGCACGGTCTTGGCATCTATGGTGTCTTGACTCGTGCCTGAGCGCGGTCGGAGTACCATCGGAGGGTCTGCATAGAACAGGCCCTTGTAGAGAGAGGGTACGACAGAGTTCACTACCTTTGCTACTGTAAATCGTTGTACGTTAGGTTCGAGGACGTATGTGTTCTCGTACACTGACATCGGGCGCGGCGACTGGTAGAGCAAGTCGGCATCACGCCACAAGAGGTTCCACTGCTTCTCGCTGATGAAAGCTTCGGCTTTGCTGGCGCTTCCAAGCACGAGTGCTAGGTCAGCGTTTAGGGTCTTGAGGGTTCCACCCTTGCCGTAGTCCAATGGGTCAAGCGTCTCACGTGCTACACCGTCCGCGACTATCCCCGGAGCTTCATTTAGTTCAGCCATGTTTCTCCTTAGTTGAATAGATCGGCAAACGGGTCAGTGCCCATTGGCTCATCGCGGAACATACGGCTGTTGTCGATCTGGAACGCAGTCACCGGGTTGTCATCATTCACGAGCTGGGCCTTTATGTTCATGTGAGCATACTTGCCAATACCGTGTACGAGTTGATGACGTTCGTGGTTCTGTTGATCTGCAACATACTGCGAGTTCACCATGTCCACTTTCGATCCCACATCGGCATAAGAGATGAACTGCTCAACCAATAGGGATAGTGCGGAGATAATGTCGTCGTGTGTGTCGTCGCTGGTGCCCGTGAAGGCTTCGAGTTCGTTGTAGAGTTCGTTCAACCCTTCGCAGGAGTTGAGGAAGAACATACGCTCGTCGCCAAGCAGTCGGAGTACCGGCTTGGCTTTCATCTGTTTCGAGTTAGACTTCTTGCCGAGGCCCAGAGAGCAGTACTCAATCGGAATGCTGATTTGCAGCTTGTCCATCTCTCGACGGAGTTCGCGTCCCATCCACTTCACGCCCACCGAGTCTTCGATGGCGATTCGCTTAGGCTTCCATTTGTACGCTGTGTTGGCGATAACCGCAGGCAGCTCGATCTCGTTGAATCGTCCGCGCACCATGTTGAGGATGTAGAAACGCCCGCCATATATCAGCGTGGTCAGGATAACGGTGTAATCGGCCCATGACTTTGTTGAATACGCTGTGTCTACTGTCGTCACGACGACGCCTTGCGGCGGCAGCATGTTGTGCGGGATAGTGCGCTTCATCAGAAGGGCACGCTCGAACTTGATACGGTTGATCTTTCTCGGGTTGTTGAGGTACTTGATGGCGAACCCTTCCGGGTCCGTCTTTCTCTCATCATACAAAAAGCTAAAAGGCAGACGCTCAGGGAACCAGAGTTCATAGTCTGGACCTTTGGCGTCTACGTCGGTCTTGCCTTCCTTGATCGCTTGATCGGTGAGCCACATTGCGGCTCGAAGGTAGGTCTTGGTCTTGTACTCGATGTTCAGTCGCCCGGAGTCAACGCTGCCAGTGATGAGGTTCGACAGACCCTCTTCCTTGATGAACGTTTCCTGCTGCTTGATCTTCTCGCCGTAGTAGTCCTTCTCGTCGTACCACGTGCCGATTACGTCCATGAATCCGTAAGGGTGAAGCATGGCTCGATCAATACTGATCTGCTTAGCGATTTTCTTCAAACGGTCAACGGTTTGACTGTTCTCGTTCGTGATAACGTCGTCCAGCTTCATCACGTCAAAGTGCTTACCGACGAGGGCTTGTCCGATGGACGCGGCCTTCACGGTTGGCTCTTTCTGATCGCCCTGCGCTGGGGAGTGATACTCGAACTGAGTGCCTGAGGCTGGAGGAACACAGTGCTCAGGGAACAACGTTTGGAACATGCTTTCAGACCATTCCTCTGTCTCTTCGTCGAAGAAGAGCTTGGGCACGAGTACCGGCTTGCCGGTCTTGGTGTCGAGCTTCTGCGACTCTATGAGAGTGAAGTGGTTCTTGACTTCTCCGAGGAAGTCACTGGCGAGGTCGAACACACCCGTCAGGATCAGAATGGTAATCGCGGGGTAGCAACTCACCCACTGAACCACGTCTGCAATGTCGATAGAAGATTTGAACCCGCCTCGTGGGACTAGCAACATTCGATCCTTGAGGTCAGTATACTGGTTGGCAAACTTCTCTACTGTTACGAAAGTCGGGTTCTTCTGCACGAAAAACTTGTTGCAAATTTCTTCGTGGGTATTCACGGTGACCTTGTTGTAGGTTTCCAACAGGTGACACATGAAGAACAGGTTGGTCTGGGCCATGAATCGAGCGATGAGCAATAGCTCACCGGTTGAGTCGTCCAGCGCCTCCTTGTTCATGTCTAGCGCACGTTTCCATGACGCATAAACCTTCTCGCGCTGACCGTCAGTGAGCTTCGAAAAGCTCTTCTTGGCCAACGCGAGGATATCTTCGTTACTTGTTTCACGGAACTGATAGTTCGGGTTCGTCTTACACGAGGCGATTAGGTCTCGTAGTTTCTGAAGCTTCATGATCCTCCAATCATGGGGAGGATCAGATTAGTGATGCCACCCGTTCATTGTTTCCGCGAATTGTGCCATCTTACGAGTATGTGGATTGTCGCTGTTCTTCGCGCTCTCCAACTTGTCGTGCGGAATTGTCTTGCCCTCTGGAACGCCAAGAGCGCGGTGCAGGCCGCCCTTGTTCAGATGGGACAACGCTCGATGCAACGAGACGTTGTGCATAGGTTTCTCTTCGTGATCTGTCATTACATGCCTGCCATAGGAGATGCTGCGGGTGCTCCTGAGCCTGCTGCTGGGGGAGCTGCTGCGCCTGCGGCGGGTGCCGCGTTAGCTGGTGAGCCGGGATCGCTCGTGTCCTCGCCGGGGTTCGGCGTGCCCATAGTGGCCATAGAGTGAGCTGCCAACTCGTCGTCGCCCTTGGTGACGTGCTCTTCCATCGGGTGATGGCTGGGGTGAGTGTGGTGATGCTCGTGGATTACGTGTCCCGGTGTCGCGCTCTTACGCGAGACAACGTGACTGATCTCTTTCTTTGGCTTGTCGCCGTCGCCAGCCATATCGTGCGCTACTGCGTGCTTCCAACCCATCGTTATGCCTTTCGTAATTTCTCAGCGAAGTAGTCCCAATGGGTCTTCGCAAACTGCCGCATACCGATGCCGGGGTCATACTTGGCGTACAGTGTACGGTATATTTTCTCGGAGTGAATGAAATTACCTGCTAGTTCACCTATTGCTCGTAGGTAGAGCATTGCCGTTGTTGGGCCACGGGAGTGACCCGCGTTACACGCGACCAGAACTTTGTCGCCTGCCGCCAATCGTTTATCGATGAACTCAAGACCGCGCTCCACCATTTCTTTGGGAATGAAGTGGGGGTCTTGGGGGTCAATGAAGTTCAGTGCCCGTCTGCCGGGTTGATCCACTGACAGGTAATGCGCCCCTTTGGGTGCTCCGAGAGATTCATAGCCAAGCGTGTCTCTATGACCGCCCGGACCTTCCTTGCAGCAACGAAGGACAGACCAGCCGTCCTTGCCTTTGATCTTGAGGTAGTCGGAATCGTCACCGACGTACAAGCTGCCGATGACGTTTTCCATGCAGCCTCCGAATGGGGTGTACGGTGGAAGTCGAATCCACCAGAAGACAGCTTCACAGGCTGCTGCTACGGTTCCCAGAGTAGCCACGTACACAGTGTTGCGCCGGAAGTATTCACGGCTGATATGGTACTCCATGAGGGCGTATAACCCACACGCCCGAAGGCACCGGCTTCTTAGACCGGCGCGTCTGCCAATTCCGCCAACGGAGCACTTGAATCTAATGTGTGCCGAGATTCTATGGCTCTCGGCTGGCCTATCAGTTTGGTCTGGGTGGTTCGATTCGAACGAACGGCCTTCCGATTCCAGATCGGAAGCTCTACCAGACTGAGCTACACCCAGTTGAATTAGGCTGGGATGCTCGGGGCGCTCGTAAACAGAATCTCAACGGAGGCGGTGCGTACACCCTTCGCGTTGATGGTCACGGTGATGACGCCAGTGCCAACGAGGTTGAGCACGGTGCCATCTGGATCGGTGATCGTGGCTGTTGCGGTGATGTTGGCGGTACCAACGGCTACGGCGGTGACGGTAGCACTGAAGTCAGTGTTCTCTACCAGCGTTGCGACCGCAGCGTCGTCGATGCTCCAAGAGGCAGCAGTTACGACTCCGAGGGAAGTCTCACCATTTGCCTGAACTCCCTGCACGATGGCAAGGACATCATTTGTAGCAACAATGGTTACAGTATTCACAATAGGTGCTGACATGGTTGTTCTCCAAAGTATTTCAATTGCGACGGTTCGTTCTCTGTCGCGGTGGTGCCTGTTGCGTTTGTGAGTCCTGATGACAAGGCCCACAATGAGCACGAGTATCAGGAGCGCGATCATGCTGTAGTAACCTTCTGGCCGTCCGGGGTCTCGCCGTACTTCTGGCGGAACTCATCCGCGCTCAAGAAAGCACGATCCCAATTCTTATCAGTCGTTTTCAACCCTGCTGCTGGGCAGCTAAATGTTGGCCTTTGATATAGCATATCTCTCCAAATACTCTACACCACTTTTCAATCTTGACAGTTCGTCCTTAGCCATTCCCAGCATTGCGTTGCAGTTGTGGCAAAGCAGACCTCGCACACACTTGCCACATGAAAATTTACCGGGACAGCACGAATGATCGTGGTCTACTCCAAGCTTCTTACCTTCTACTGACTCTTTACATCTCCTTGTAAAAGTTGCTGACTGCTTCGATAAAACACTTCGCCAGTCGCTTGCGTGTTTGCGAGGGTGGACTGACCGCCTTGGGCGAGGGTGGACTGACCGCCTTGGGCGAGGGTGGACTGACCGCCTTGGGCCGACCACGTGATTTGAGGTTGCGGATAGTACGGATACGCTGGCGCAACTTCTGGATACGCTCGTCCGCAGTGATTACATCGTCCGCATCCGGGGCAGACGGTTGGCTGTTGGTACGGCACATAAGTCACCCCGTTCAAACCCGGTACTTGCGTTACGTCGATGTTCATTAGTCGGTCAGTGCTACCAGTGGTTTGGCCTTAGCCTCTTCCGCTGCTTTCTGCTTGGCTGCTGACGCCTGTAGCGTCTGCTGCACAAAACTGTTCAGGACTACGTTGGCGTAGTCGGTGGCGAACTGCATGTGAATATCGTCCATAGGGATTTGAAGTCCCTTGTACGTCCACACCTTTGCGAAGTTCTTCGCGTCCTCGGGTAGCACCTTGAATGGCTGCATTATTCACCGGCCTTTTTAGAAGGGGCAAGCAGTGCTTCGAAGACGGTTCGGATATTCTCCGAAGCCTCAGCCTCGATCTTGGTAGGTGGCGGAAGTGTCTCTGTGTCTTCGGCGTCTAACCATTGAATGACTTTAGGGTTGCCGAACTGGGTCAACAGGATGCTGTAGAGCAATTCCTTGTCCTTGGCCTCTTGTTCGGTCATCGGCACTGCTTTGCCGTTCTTGTTTCCAATTGAGAAGTGCTTGCCCAGCAATGCGGCCAGCAGGCGGCGGTTACCGCTCAGGCGCTCATCCTTGATGATCGTCGCCAGAACAGTGTTATAGTCCCTGATCCTGACCAGCTTCGGCTGCTTCAGGGCCACTTCGTTTCGTTTTAGAACTTCGTTTTTCTTCGACATAGATCACATCACAGGGAAGTGAGCTGTCCATGACCCAGAAGCGTGTCCGCGTCTTGCCCTTGTTGACGGAAGTGATCCCGCACAACGGGTGCATATCGCGCACACATCCTTCATAGTCAACCGGAGACATCACCGCGTCCCATTGTGGGTGCGTGTGTATGTAACCAATGACGCTCTTCCCGCGCTCCTCAGCACGTTCTCTAACTTTGTTATACTCCGTGACGTACCACGAGACCTGCTGCTCTGTCTGCGTGTGGTAATCCTTGGTGTACTCGAAGCTATCAATGACAATCAAGTCTTTGGCTTTCACCTCACCAACGAGGTAGGCCATGATCTCTTTGTCGGACTTACGAGCCAGCTTGCGGAAATAATCGAGCTGGCTCTTTTTGAGTTTTACTCGATTCGACATCGCGTTGTTGGCCCCTAGAAAGGTACCGGCATTCACCGGTATGGTAGCTCTATTAGGCGTCCCGTAGGACGACGGCTACGCTAATATGGTGGACAAGAAGGGGATTGAACCCTTGACCTTCTGCTTGCAAAGCAGTTGCTCTCCCGCTGAGCTACACGCCCACTTGAATCTAATGTCTCCCCGGAGGAGTCTTGCGACCGCGAAGCCGGGGGTTAGCGCCGTAGCGCGAATGTGTGCCCGATTTTTACATCGCAGGCGGGGATGGACGGTTGCGCGGAGCGCGTACCGACAGACGTGTTAGAAAATGGCTCACGGGGCTGGGATCGAACCAGCGACCGTTCGGTTACTTTTCGAGATTCCAGAGTTGCACTGGAGCGTGGCGTTCCACATCTCGCACAGCCGAATGCTCTACCGCTGAGCTACCCGCAAATGAGCTTAGATTTTCTGCCCAGAACGAGTATTGTAATTAGCGATCTTCGCTTCGATGTCAGCAACACGAGCTTCAACGTCAGCAGACACGCTAGATACTGCGGTCTTGACGGCTGCAACCGGCTTTGCTGCGGCGGTCTCAAGAGCCTTGACGCGGGCAATGAGTGCCTCTAGGTCAGTCTTGGATGCGGCCTCAACATGCTGGACAACAGTCTTCACTGCGGTGACCGGCGCTGCTACTGCGGCTTCAACCTTCACGGCCTCAGTCTTCACATCAGCTTCGACCTTGGCTGCATCAGCCTTGGCTTCAGTCTCAACCTTTGCCACTTCTGCGGTAGGGTGGATGACGTGCTGTACTGCGGTCTCGACTACCTGACCGACGTGCTTGACTTCTGCTTCGACCTTCTGCGCTACGGTCTGTTGAGCAACGGGAAGTTTGATCGCGTGCTGGACGGGTACTGGTCTTAGACTTGCGACGGTGTTTCCTGCTGCGGGTGCCTGTGGCATTGTATCTCCTTGCTCCTCACGTACTTGATACGCTTTCAAATAACGGCGGTGGGTAGGGCTTTACAGCTCCTAGGAGGAGGCCCACTCGCCTATCTCGTGACTCTTGGAGGGCTTCTTTCCCTCAACTGTCTAATACCAGTGTAGCACCCTTTTTTCGAAAGTCAATACGTGGGTGTCTCAAGTCATTGATTCTACAGGTGAATAAATCTTCTGTGTTGTAATGCTTGACTTTAGTGGGTACACCTCCGGCATATCCCCTGTCCTTACTCCATCTATCACCATCTGGTCTGTGCTATTGCACCTCTACTAGACACTGTGGCGATTTCCAATGAAGCTTTGTGGACAATCAGTTGGTATTCCATGCCTAAAACCACACCCAGTCCCCTGCTTGACCCCCTCAAACTTCGAATTGAGTCATTAGTACGCTGTCTGGATGTGCGCTGTGCTAAGGTTTTTGTTTGTAAGGACTTGTGAAGACTAGGACGTTATGCCGGTAAGATCATGCGAATCATCATGAAATGTGGGATACTACCCACCCGTTCCCTAGAAAACTGCTTGTTAGCAGAACCCTGTTGCGTTGTTCGTACGTGATGCTGTCTTGACGGTTGTCTCCCGTCGATTGAAACAAATACTAGTGTAGCATGTGGATGACTATCTGTCAACCCCTTTTATTCCCTTTAGAATCAAAGAGGTGCGTGATTGTGTTCTTTGGACAGATCGTCGCACTCGGTATTCTGCTCTCGCGGAATCCACGTGTAGTCGATGGAGAGACCCTTCAGGACTTCCAGATCGGCGTGCGCGTTGAACGCCTTACGCCAGAATGGGTAGTAGAGCTTGTCCTTCTTCGGACTCCAGATGCCGCTCATCATGTTGACAACGAGCTGTGAGTCGCCGTACACTGTCAACGTATCTGGTTCCACACTGCCGGACTTGACACGCTGCTCAAGATGCGCTGACAGGTATTCGAGGCCGTAATAGAGCGCGTCGAACTCAGCGACGTTGTTGCTCATCACTGGATTCGTACCAGTTACGCCTGAGTTCTTGAAGATCAGGCGAGGGAGCGCGTCGGCGCGGTTGAACTCTTTGAGTACGAAGCCCCACGCGGCGGTGCCACCGGGGTTGGGCCAGCAAGACCCATCGAAGTGTAAGACGAAATGTGCCATGAGTCTAATGTATCACAGACCGCTTGACAAGTCAATGGTTGTTTGCTACACTATGAACAGTCGCAAAGATCACCGGCAGGGATTTAGAAAAACTATACCACTTTTTCTGAACGGGACCGGTAGGAGCGATGTGAACTGAATTGAAGAATTGCAGCCAATCACCCCGATTGACATAGAAACACTCACGCCCCCACTCAAAGTTACTTTCATCCAGAGCCTCGAAGAGCTTGCTTCTCTTCAGGATTTCTTTGCGCGTGTCCAAGCGAACGACAAAGGTGTACTCGGATGGGACGTTGAAACGACCCCGTTGAAGGACTACTTCTTCCGGCGCTGCCGTACTGTCCAGTTTGGTAACAACGTCGAGCAGTACGTGATCGACCTCTTGCCCTTCTGCGACAACGATCCGAACCTACTCTTCTCATGCCAAGGTCAGTACGGCGCGAACCTTCCTCCAAAGCTCAAAGAGTTGATGCTCATATTGGAGCCTGTGTTGTGCTCTCGAAACTTCCTGAAGGTCGGCGTGAATCTCGGCTTCGAGTACATGACCTTCTACTGGAACTTCGGCCTGCGCACGTACAACTACTACGATTGCTCGATGGCGGAGAAGTGCATCTGGGCCGGGGCGCACTCGATGAAGGACTACGGCTACTACTCCATGAACGAGATGATGGAGCGTTACTTCCGAAAGACTGTGGACAAACAGTATCAGGAATCGTTCACTCTCGACGCAGTGCTTGAGCCGGGTCAGATCAAATACGCCGCACTCGATACGCGGTTCCCACTGAACATCATGATGGCCCAGAAGGTCGTCGCGTCCGGCATTCGCCTGAAGACTCTCAAAGAGAAGGGCAGCCCGATGGCCAAGTTCATGGAGAACCTTGAGCCTAAGAACTCCAGCAACGAGCCTATCGTCATGGGCGACAATCTCAACGAGATTGTCCAGATCGAGAATGACGCCATCGGCATGTTCGAGGACATGCACATCCACGGTGAGCGCATGGACAAGGAGAAGTGGCGCAAGCGTATCGACGGCAAGATAGCCGAGCTGACCGCGCTCTATAGCGACTCGCTCGACCCGTACTTCATCCCTCTCGTCGGCAGCAAGTACGACATAAATACTGATGCTGAGATCGATGCGAAGGAAGCGCAGTGGAAGGCGTTCAACGTCGTCTCCCCGGCTGAGCTGGAGCTGAAGAAACAGATCGCGGTCTACAAGAAGGCGGGCGACACTGCGGCGATGGCGCACCTCGAAATGCAAAAGGCTCTGCTTGAGCAACAGCGTAAGGACTTGAAGGAGACGCTGAAGACCGAGCACAGCGACATGAAAAAGAAGCGGACGAAGATCAAAAACCTCGCCGCCAAGTGCGAAGGCGCAGCACTCATCAACTACAGTAGCGATTCCCAGCTATTAGCGGCCCTACAAGAGATCAAGGGCCTCAAGTCGATGAAGAAGTGCGACGATGACACACTGGCGAAGTATGAGGCCAAGGGTTTCGCTATCTGCGGTTCAATCCGTAAGCTTCACACTCTTTCCAAGGAGATCGGGACGTACGGATACCAGTGGGCTACAGAGTGGACGGGCAAGCCATGCAAAGAGGAAGGGTGGTTGCACCCCGGCGACGGGCGTCTGCATTGCGTCTACAACCAGTACGATGCTGAGACTGGGCGTTCCTCATCGGAGAAACCTAATGGCCAGAACCTACCGCAGGACGAAGCAGTTCGCTCCTGTTTTATTGCTGATCCTCCTAACGAGTCCATACGTGTTTCTGATTGCTGCAATGCTGACGCGCCTCCTCGTGAGGGCATCTATGTTGCGGACTTCTCTGTGCCCGGATTTAGGTGCTCCGCCTGCGGAGAGCTTTGTAACACCCACGCAGAAGAGTATGTAATCATCACCGCCGATATGTCCGGCGCGGAGCTTCGTATCATCGCGGAGCTGGCACAAGACCCGGTGTGGATCGGTGCTTTCGGTCGCGGCGAGGACGTTCACTCTGTAGGCACTGAGATTCTGCACGAGCAGGGCTGGGTAGTCCTTACTGAACCCGGCTGCAAGTACTATGCGAAAAAAGAGAACGGCGAACCGGCGCGGCAGAAGTGCAAATGCAAAGGACACGCTGAGCTGAGGAACGAAAACAAGAGCACGAACTTCCTGCTGGCGTACGGCGGCGGCCCAAGCAAACTCGCGCAATCAATCGGCAAGACGGTCGAGAAGGCCGCTGAGCTGATGGAGCTGCACTCCAAGAAGTTCCCGCGCATCTGGGCATACCTTGAGCAGTCTGGCAAGAATGCCTACATGAAGAAACGCTCGTTCGATATGTACGGTCGGCGTCGTCTCTTCCCAGACCCCACGTGGGATCGTGCGAAGGAGAAGGCGAAGGTTGACAACGAAGAGAAGCTGAGATTGTCACCTGAAGAGGCACAATTGAAGTACGACCTCTTCGTCAAGAACAACAACCGCAAGCCGGACAAAGAAGAGCTGTGGTTCATCGAGCACAACCAGCCGACTCAGAAAGAGATCGGTAAGGCAATGGGCGCGATGTCAGGCTCTATCGAGCGCCAAGGAAAGAACCACGCCATTCAGGGTACGAACGCCACGATCATCAAGCTGGCGGGCGGTTGTGGGTTCGACAAGGACGGAGTGCCGTACCTGTGGCATACTCTTCCCACCTTCCGTGCGCGTCTCATCAAGATGGTGCATGACGAGCTTGTGGTACAATGTCCTAAGCACAAAGCCACTGAGGTAGCAAAGCTGATCGGTGACGCATTCAAGCGGGCCGCAGCGGTGAAGATGACAGCAGTGGTCATGGAGTTCGATTCGAACATCGCGGAGTGTTGGAAAAAATGAAGATGCCTCATATCAATCCGCACCTTATACCGAACGTCATGATCGCACTTGACTTCGCAGCAGCGGCAGTGTACGCTTCAGATAAGAACTGGAAGCAGACGGTCTACTGGCTACTGTGTGCAGCCATCGTCTACGTGGTGACATATTGATCGAGCGAATGGACAGTCTATGGGAGCGCGGCGAATATCTCCTGTTCAAGGATGTGGGGAAGGCCCGTAAAGGCGGCACTACCCACGTCTTTGACGTGATGTCTAAGACCGGCGCTGCACTGGGAATCATCAAGTGGTTCCCACACTGGCGGAAGTACACGTTCCACCCCGGACCCGAAACAGTTTTCGATCCAAAGTGCTTGACAGAACTATCCGAGTACTGTACACTGAAAACAGTCGAACACAACGCAGGTAAGGGATACCCCAGAGACTATAGAGGTTTCTGCAAACCGAAGGTTGACAAGACCGATCAAGTTTGATACAATTCAAAAAGTTACGCATGGTATGAAGCTCCAAAGTCGGTAGACGGACGCGAGTTCGACTCTCGCCATCTCCACCAAAACAATCTCGTAAGCGTACCGCATACGGGGATGTCACGGCTTCGACGGATACAGATAGAAGAGTGGACTGTGCAGGTGCCTAGCGACCTTGACTGCTGGAAAAAAAGAACTGTCACCGAAAGTGTCAGCCACAGCCGTGTCCGTTTCAGCGTTCGCAAGAGCGTTGTTGCAGCACAGCTACTTGCGGCCTAATAACCGCTGGGGCCTCTTGACGGGCCTAGCAACAGAAGGGGGAGCGATCCCCCAGTCTAAACATTTACGTGGGAAGGCTGACGAATGGATTTTCATGGGGTCGGTCGGCGGGTGATTGGGGTTGTCACTGGCGAGGGTTTATAAAGGAGATGTATGTCTGGACAAGAGCAGTTGGTAAAAGGCGGCAAGAGTTCGTTTCCGTTCTTCTCTATTTTGACCTTGATTTTTGTCGTCGCTAAACTTGCTGGGTTCTTCCCGCATTCATGGTGGATTGTGTTCATACCCCTGTGGGGACCGATATCGGTACTGGTGGCACTGTCGTTGCTGTTTATTCTGGCAGCGTTGATCTTCGCAATAGTGGGTTCCGTTATCGACGAGATCGATAAGGTACGCAGCAAGAAAAAGAAAGACGACGGTAAATGGCTCTCCTGATTCTGTTACTCGCATTCTTCTTCCTTCTGGTTGGCGCATCTGTTACGGCGCTGGCGCTGGGATACCTCGCGTATCGAGTGTATCAGTTCTTCTACAAACGTCGAGCGCTCAAGGCGTACGGCTTTTAGATTGTTGTGAGGTAGCTCAATGGCAGAGCAATCGCTCGATAAGCGAGAGGTTGAAGGTTCAACTCCTTCTCTCACAACCAAATGCAACTGTGGTCGAGAGTATGTGTACGACCGTGCTAAGGGGCACAAACGACATATTTGCAATTCCTGCAATGCCAATAGACGTAGGAATGAGATCAAACGGCGTATGGTTGAGTATAAGGGTGGCAAATGTGTCGCCTGTGGTTACGATAGATGCATCAGGGCTTTAGGATTTCATCACCTTAGTCCTGCCAGCAAAAACTTTGATCTTTGCAGGGCATACACTAAGCCTTGGGAGACCGTCAAGACAGAGTTGGATAAGTGTGATCTACTGTGTGCTAATTGTCACATGGAAGAGGAAGACTTACTTACTCGACAAGCCGGGGAGTGGCGCAAATAGACGCACGGCCCATGGGGGCCGGTATAGTGCAGGTATACCTCGTAAGAGCGAGTCCTGTCTCCCCGACCATTTCAAGCTGGCTCAACGTTCTTATCCCCGTCTTCATGAGCCATCCAAATAAAAGACAGAATGGGGAGCTGACAGCTTGCGTGAAGTTGTTGACTTTTTGAAGCATCAGGTTTACAATACGAAAACAAGATGCGTTTGGCGGGATAGCTCAGTTGGTAGAGCAGCGGACTCATAATCCGAAGGTCGGTGGTTCAAATCCATCTCCCGCAACCAAGTTCTGTAACTAAACCGGTAACACAGGGAGATTTATGAAGCGCGGATATATTCTGTTAGCAATTCTGGTACTGGCCTCGTTGGTAACTCTGGCGACTCTGGGATGTAATACTGTGTCCCCAAACAACGGCTTTGAAGCCGTACTCGTCGAGAAGCCACTGATCTTCGGACACGGCGGTGTAGATGATACGCCTGTGAAGACCGGCCTGACGTTCACAGCGCCCACCACCTCAGCCATCTTTGTCAACATGCAGCCCATCGCAGTCACGGAAGACCTGAAGGACTTGATGTCCAGCGACGGCGTGCCTTTGGAGTTCGATCCACAGCTCATCGTCCAAGTTGATGACTCTGTGAAGCTCATCAAGAACTTTGGTGAGGCGTGGTACCCCAACAACATCCAGCGCCAGTTCCAGAACTACGTGCGCCAGTCGGCCAAGAAGTACGACTCTAACGAGACTGCCATCAAGTCGTCAGCCATCGAGGTGATCGAGCAGGAGGTCACGAAGAACCTGAGTGACTACATTGTGGCCACCAAGATTCCCGTGCATGTGGTCCGCGTGACCATCGGCAAGGCCAACCCACCTGACCTCATCAAGCACCAGCGTGTAGAGACTGCTGCGCAAGAGCAGCGCGTCAACACCGAGGCGCAGCGCAAACTGGCTGAGGACTCACGTAAAGCCGCCGAGCTTTCCCGCGCTGAAGCTGACAACGCTTACCGAAACCAGATGGGCCTCTCGCCCGATCAGTTCATCCAACTGGAGCGCGTCAAGATGCAGGCTAATGCTTGCGCCAACCCTAACTCCCGCTGTATCTTCAACGACGCTAAGGTGCCGTTGATCCTAGAAGGCAAGTAATCGAGATGGGCGGCCACCCTAAAGGTGGACACAGCCGTCACATAGGTGGATACCCTAGCAGGGTCGCAATGCCACCCGTCCATTTCACACGTGAGCATGAGTCAAATTTAGTAACACAAGGAGCTACAAATGTCTGAAGAGACCGCAGTACAGGACAAGAACTACATCGGTGATTTTTCCAGCAAGGAAGACGTACTGAGCAACTTCAACGTGGATGCGTCAGCCCTTGAAGGTGGCGAGATTCTGATGGCGTGGTACGGCTACGGCAGCTACGACGGAGAGGCTTTCGTCCTTGTTCGCAAGGACGGCAAGTTCTTCGAAGTCAACGGCGGCCACTGCTCTTGTTACGGCCTTGAGGATCAGTGGGAACTCGAAGAGACCAGCATCACCGCACTGGCGATGAAGAACTTCGGAGGCTACTCGTACGAAGGTGAAGCGGCAACCACACGGCTGCACGAGATCGTAGCTGAGAACTCGGCGGCAGCGTAATGGACTTCTTTACCGCAGACGAGCACCACGGGCACGAGAATGCGATGCTAGGCTGGGGGCGTGTGGAGAAGGCACGCCCTTGGACTTCTCTCGACGGTATGACCGAGGGATTGATCGAGCGCCACAACGATGTCGTGAAAGATGGCGACACCGTTTGGCACCTTGGCGATATGTTCTGGAGAACTCTGGGCTACGATAAGGCAGAGTACATCATGAGCCGGTTGAATGGGGCGCATCGATACGTCAAGGGCAACCACGAAGAGCTGTTGGAATCTAACGCCTTCATCGCACGGTTGTTCGAGTCAGTAGAAGAGCGCGTGTTCCTGAGGCCCATCAGTCAGAAGCGCATCGTGCTCGATCACTACGCGGGCCGCGTCTGGAGGGATTCTCATAAGGGATCGATCCAGCTCTACGGACATTCGCACGGTGAGCTTGCATACGCGCCGGACCTTCTGTCGATGGATGTAGGCGTCGATGCCAACAACTTCACCCCGGTATCACTGGACACTGTGTACGCTCTCATGGAGCGCAAGAACAACGCACGAATTGAGCGGGAACGCCTTCGTCTAGCCGAGTACAACCTAAAGAGGTAACGTGGCACAGGCTCTTGCTGACTACACCTTCGTGAAAAAATGGGCCGACCAGTCTGATAAACTGGCCGGTCTTTTATTGCCGAAGAACGGATACGAATACACGATCACGCCCAACGTCGCAGAGCCGACGACAACGATCCGTGTAACGAAGGCCAATATCTCTGACCCAACCAATCCGTTGGTTATCGGTCACGCGACGATCAACAATTACGACCTCGCACTTAGCCATCCCGAACAGGTTGTGAATACCATTGCTGAGATCGTCATGCAGATCGTGAACAACTGGGAGAAGCATCTAGCGATAATGAATGCGCCCAAATTACCCGACAGCGCGTTTCAAGTACTTCAGCAGCAGACGAGCTTGGCCCAACAGCTCAGTGGTGCCTACAGTGGTCTGCTAGGTGGCAGTGCAGCACTGTCTGCGATAGGCGCGGGCATCGTTGACAACAGTTTGTCTACACTGGTGGACACAAGTAGCATAGCCGGGTTCGACAACGGCATTCAGAGCAAGTACAGCTCCCCTCTCAACGTCAATACCAGCAAACTCCTCGCGGACCAACTCGACAAAGACAAGAAGGAGATGGACAAGGCGATAGCAGAGAACGCTCCCAACGCCAAGTACCTAGTCGAGCAGTACTGGATGAAGCTCAAGTCCTTTCAGGCTACGCAGGAGAAGGAGAAGCTGGCCAGCGAAGAGAAACAAAAGCTGGAGTACATAAAGAAGTATGGTGGCGTCATCCAGAACACCGGAACGATCACTAAGAACGACGGTACTGTGCTGACGGTCGCGGGCATCAAGCAGGCTGTCCAGTCGTTACAGGGCAAGTCGGTCATGCCCTTGGAACCTAAGTATATACTCGTGCCACCTAACTTTGAGGGTATAGAGGACGCTGATTGGGGAGATGGCCCCTCTGCTGCGCAGCTCAAAGCTCTAAAGCCTGAGGCAGCCAAGTACGTCAAGGATCGCGGGGATTTTGGATCGCAGGCCGGTCAACGGTTCATCATGAAGCTAGGCGCGATGGGTAACATGCATGTGACATTCAGGGGCAAGATCGCGTACTCTCCGTCGAAGCGTACCACGTACACCTTCTTCTGCGACCAGTGTCCTGACACAAAGCTCGATGTCACTACTCCTATAGCCGTCGCCCAGCTCGAAGAGTTTGACGCGACCGGGGAGGATGTGGTACGCTTCTGTACATATCACCAGCACCTCGTAGCCGCCGCGCCGAGCGGGGAAGGTAGGAAGTTCCGTGAGGCCGACTGAGCTTAGTCTAGCACGCGAGAAGAGAATCAAGGAGAAGCAGATGCCACCGAAGAGCTACGGACATTGGGGAGATGCAAGCGACTTCTTCCTCGCATACGACCCGATGGCGGGCGTGAAGGAGTACACGTCCAAGATGCAGTCGATCTACGATCTACCCATACCGGGGTTGGAGAGGACCAAGGCCATACCCGTAGTCGAGGCCCGCGTCAGTTCTAATCACCGCAGATTCCGCGACGAATAGGCTTGACATTCACCGCACGACCGTGTACTGTGTACTAAGCGTCCATGCAGCACAACCCAAAATTTTCACCTAGGAGTCTTATGGCAGGTTTGATGTTCGAAGAGTCGATTGATCGCACCCCTACCCCGGCGATGCTGGCCGGTGTGACACCCTTACCCGATGATGACTTCGACGAGAAGAACGACATCATTGTCGAAGACGATGACAGTCTCGACGACGACTACATCCACGATTGCGATGAGGACGACGAAGACGAGGATGACGACTTCTACGACGACGACGACGATGACTTCTGGGACGATGAAGACGAGGATGATCTTGACGACTCCGACATCGACGACGAGTACTAACCTGTCTGAGCCTTCGGACAACGAAGTCTGGGAATTGGGCTATGCGGCGTTCCAACGTGGCTGGACTAAGATTCCCCCGGCAACGGTCGTCCGGCAGCGCCTAGGTACCAAGGAACGCGAAGGAATGGCCTCTGTATGGATCAGGGGCTACGACGCGGCGAAGAGAGACGAAGTTTTCGCCTACCACGAAATCTAACCATTCACGAACGTGAACAAGGAGCTATGATGAACGAGCAGAGCGCAACAGGAGCAGTAGGACCGAAGGCACGTAGCGTGGAAGATGTACGCGCACTGGGCCGCCATGAAGTGACGTTGCAGCACGCGACGGCAGAGTCCAAAGGCTTCATTGCAGACGAGGACGAAACCCTCGAAGGGCGTGTTGGTCGGCAGATTCTCGCCACCCTCGTCGTAGCCGAGCAGCTTGCGGGCATCCGCGAGGCGCTGGGGAAGATCGCCCTGACCGGCGCACTGGGCCTGTTGGCCACGACAAAGGTCGGCAAGTAATATGGGACAGGAGATCGAGGACGACTTTGTAGCTGAGCCTTCGCGTGAGCTACGCTGCGTGGATTGTAAGCAGGTAGTCGCGTACACCGACGCGTTCGTCCTCATCAAGTCTCCTGTGTACTGCTGGCAGGACGCTGAGAAGCGTTGGGCAAAACAAATGGAAGAGGCGGGTGTCGAGGATGCCCGCCCTCTCCACAAACCCACACTGGTAAAGAGGAGCATCTTAGATGCCTGAGTATCACAAGTACAACACCAATGACTACGTGCGCGTCCGTCTCAACACGATTGGTCTGGAAATCTATTACAGGTACCTGCAACAGGGCTACCAAGCTCTGAAACAGAAAGCGCCTAGCATAAAGCAGCGCCATCCGTTGCAGGTCATAGTGCCGGACTCGGACGGCTACCACGAGATGTCCCTGTACCAACTTATGCACGTATTCGGTCCTTCCATCTACGGCCCCGGCGCGGAGAGTCCCTTCGAGGACAATGTGGTCGAGTTCGACGGCCAGAAGGTGTACACCAAGTTCAACAACGAGCAGGTAAACAGAGAGCTTGACGGATTGGACGAATAGGAGTACTATTCAGAAATGGGAATGAGTGAAAAGCACCGAGAGCTTCTGGAGGCTGTACGGACCAATGGATTCATTCCGGCTTCCAGCTCCATAGTACTCAGTAAGATTTTGCGCGAGGATGCGCAACAACAGGAGAAGGGCGATGCCACTAAAGACCGGAACATCACAATCCACCATATCATCGAATATAAAGACCGAGAAGGCAGCCGGGAAGCCACAAAAACAAGCGGTGGCAATTGCCCTGTCGAAGGCTTCTCGGAAGGCTGGAAGGACCAGAGCTGGGATGCCGAAGGTACGAGGCCGGTAGCTATCTTAGCAAGAACTGCGGAGATCATCTTCCGTCACCATGAGCGTAGCAGAAACCAGAAGTAGGCCACCGGCCAGAAAAGAGATCACCTTGCGTACATCAGCAGAAGTAATGGAAATGCAGAACACCTTCATCACTGTCACCAACGTTAGAGCCTCCGAAGACCGTGAGGGCTACATCGCCGCAGCTCAGGTCGGTGCTTTGTTTGAACTCGCCGCGCAGTTGGCCAAGTCGAACGAGCTGAAGGAGACCGAGCTGGAACTTCTCCACGCACAGGTACACGCCACACTCGACGGAGCCGAGCATATCGCTCAGCACGTGGCCGAAGTAGCAGACACCTTGGACTCCATCGCGTCCTCGACCGAAGAGCAGCTTGGCATCTACGCCGACGTGAACAACTACGTTCTCGACGAGGACGAAGACGGCGACCTGATCTACGTGCCTGAGTCGGATGTACGCATCAACGCGGCCTACCGCCAAGGACTCGAAGACGCCGACCAAGCAGCTCACGACGCCTTCTCCGACGACGGCAACCCCCACTTCGGTACCACCGACACGGACAACGGCGACAACTCGGGACTCTACTAACTTGTTCGAAAAGACCAAAGCCGCGAATCCGGGTGCGCGTCACTGCCGCCCGGACTGCCTGCCCAAGGACATCCAAGTCCGCGTATGGGGAACTGAAGAGGGACGTGCCCACATGTTCTCTTACTGCAAGGTCTGTGGGATGCACTCCGGGTACGAACCCAACGCCCTCACCGACACACCCAACAAGTTCAAACAGATGGCTCAGGCCGAGGAGAAGTACTGAGATGACTCAGACAGGAGCAAAGGTACTGGGCCAACGGTTCACCGTATGGTACTGGGCAGGCCACCGAAAATTTCCTACGTGGGCACGCAGCACCAAGGCTATGGACGTAGGCCTGTTCACTGCCATGGACCGGTACAAGCTCCTGTCTGACCTAGGATTCACCGTAGCACTATCATGGTCCGATCCGATCCCCGGCAGGACTAAGGTTGCAGCCAAGTGGCCTTATATGTACACCAACCCCTACGGCGGCAAGAAGCCACCCTTCAGCCGGGAGAACAAGTACAGGGGCATTGGTCTACCAGAGGCAGAGATTGATCGATACAACTCCAAGGAGCAGCCGGACGGTGCCGGGTTATGAGTGCCAAGTGCCCCAGTAAGTGCCTCACTCCTGACATAGCCGAGACCCTGAACGACTGGCCGCCGCGACCGACCGCCAAGTCACCCCTCTTCCAATCCGCCTTCAGGATCACCCCGACCGCCGACCAGATGAGGGAACGCTACGACTGGCCGGAAGCCTTTTCTAAAGCCCTACCGAAAGGAGAACTATGAGCAGAGAGATCACCGTAGCTAAGGCCCGAGAGATCGCACTGGCCGTCGTAGAGTCCGAGCTGGAAGTACCCGGACCCATACCCCCGGCAACCCTTGAAATGTTGGAGATTATCGGCCCACAACGAGTGGCTCAGTCAGCCGTGGTAGCCACCAAGCAGAGCATCGCCAAGAGACTGAACGAGACCTTCGACCTCTGGGAGAAGTAGAACAGAAACGTACAAACGTATTTATACGCTGACCAAGATTGAATACGCCTGCTGTCCTCTGGGCGGAGGAGAGCTGTAAGACGTATTTATACGCCCGTGGCTAGACTACGGCGTTCTGGGCGATATGCCCCAAGCGAAGCACCTAGGTTCTTGAGACACCCCCTTTCTGGGGACACTGTGTCAGGATGCCCTAGGTGCTTTTTGCTATCCGAAATGGTACCATCCTACCTCCCTATACTCATCAGCCCCGTGTACCCCCATGCCAGCCTCAGGACGAGGCATCCTATTAGCGTCTCATACCTCCCTACCACCCTGTAGCCGGATATGACCCCCTATAAGGGTACCTATTCAACCGATTGGTTGAGGGGTGTTGCTGTAGGTCGGCTGGGGAGGTGGCAGGAGGTAGGCCCTTGTACTGACAAGGGTTTGCTAGTGGCTCTGGCCGCACCAGCTTGAGCTGGCGTGCCGGTACCGGGCGGACTCCCCGGCATGGCCTGTCGAGAGGGTTGGTTTGACACCCTATCCCCTGTGTTATCAACGACTTACGGCTACACTGACACGCATCACATGAACAACTGGCCATACCCCTAACATACCAAACGACTTACACGATCAGGGTATCGTAAGTTGTTGAAATAATTAGTCTTATCTATGCAGTCTGCATTATGGGGAATTGCAGACAAACGTATAAATACGTGTCTGGCGGGCCGTGCGTGCGAGTGGCGGAATAGCGTGGCCTATCGCCTAACTGATACAAAAGCTTGCGTATTTGATACGCCTTAGAGACGCGATAGAAGAGCATAGGCAAGCAATACAAAGGCGCTATGGCTTTGATTGTCTTATAGGGGATTAGAGGCATTGGCCTATGGAGATAGACGGGCCTTAGGTGGCCTTGGTTGTCTCCTTGTGTTGGTCTCATCTCTCTATGTCTCCTTGGTCGCATGATGGGCCTAATATCATATTGGCAACTGATACCGCATAGGTGAAAGATTGTGGATACGTGTATCAGGATAGACGATAGGCTTTGTTCATTCAGGGATAGACAGACAATGATGGGCCGTTCATCTGGAGATAGACAAATGAAGATTAGCGATTGTCATTCGCCTATGCTCTATAGCGTCTCAAGCTTCGCAATGCGGCGGGCCTTTGGTCTATAGGCGTATACAGTACGCAATTGGACGTTAGGATATCGCCGCATTTTTCTGACATAAAACTTGACAACTGCCCGGTGTTTGGCACTCGACTTGCTGGCAGCACGTGACGGGCCAAAGTCTGCATTTGAGATGAAAAAAGATGAATTGAGACGCTAATAGGTGCGTATGCAATTCTAAAGGAGTTACGGGCCGCATCTTCGCTTTTTATGCTCTTTTAGGGCGAACAAAAGGCGAAAGTGAAATTGAATCCTTGCCACCTAGCAGGCCCGCCACGCTATCGGAAAAATCGAACGTCTTACCCTAGCTTGACGAAACGCGGGCCGCGTGTAGGCCGTCTAATGCGTTTTCCACAGTTTTCAAATGTGGTAGGAAAACTCGTTTGGCCTTGTAATTGCTAGGCATTCGCACGATTTTGCTCTATATATTGATACGCGCTAAATCTCAGATGCTCACCCAAACGTGGGATAAACAAATCTAAAAATAGATGTTGCACGCGGGCCGTCTCATGATAGGCTTATCGAGTAGTCAATTCATAAGGAGCTTACGCAATGGCCTATTCGATTACAGTTTTTCACTCCCCCGGTATCGGCACAACGTATCCCGTACGCAACAAAAGAGAACTAAATCGCGGGATTCGCAAGGCCATCAAACAAGATAAGCCGTTTCAGGTTGGCCACGACTTTGGGACAACCTTAGAGGCGGAGTCATACCGTAAGGAGTACGTTGATACACGTATCCCTGAGAATCCCCTAACCGTTGCCAATGATGAACTAACATCGATATGGGGGGATATCCTAAATGCGCCTAATAGCGCGTGCGACGCTGAAACAGCGGGATGGGTTAGTGCAAACAAGGCCCGCGATTACATAGACAAGGCGCAAACTTGTCTGTTAGATGCGGTATACGGCAAAAAAGAGAAGTAACCCGAATGGGGGATGTTTTCCACAGTCCCCCGTGCTATTCTGTCTCTGCAATCAAACTTCACAAGGAGCTTACGCAATGTATAAGGTTGAATTTCACTACTGGTATAGCGAAGAGTTGCATGAGTATTGGGCTGATTCTCTCGCCGTTGCCAACCGCATCGCGTCTGACCTTATGGACGATAACCATGTTGTTTCGATTGAACGTTACTAACCCTAGATAAAGGAGCTTACGCAATGACTCAAGTACCTTTCGCATCTCTCCGCACAGGCGATTATTTCCGCATCTCACCCAATGGCCGATTGCTTGAAAAGGCGGGCCTATCAATCATGCAATCGGCGGGCAAGGTTGGGCCGATTCTCCCTATTACTTCAGCAAACGAACTAGTTTACGTGGGTGAATAGTCCAATGCATACCGTTACGGGCCTTGTGATTTTCACCAACTTCGCTTTTATCCTTGCGTCAATCGTGCGGTATTTCAATGATGCGCCTAACCCTAGGCCCGTACCTGATACGCTTGCACCTCAGATAGATGCATCACGGGCCTTTGTGGACGCGATGAACGAGAGACGGCGGGCCGCGTGCCCTGAGTCTAACTTCATCGGTTCACGTGCAACTGACAAAAAAGCTTGACACGTTTCTCTCGTTTCGATTAGACTATCTAAGTAGTCAAATTCATATAGGAGTGCAACATGCGAATTGATAAGAATCACGGTTATAACAATCTGGTGAAATTCGAACATCGTGCCCGCGTCCTATCGATGTACCGCAATCTAGTAATCGACAAAACACGTCAACGTTTGGCGGCCCGCAATACAGACGATGTATGCATTACGCTTGCATCGTGCGTAGATAACGGCAAAACTCACCCGTCCAATGATATTGCGCAATGGTCACACTATTTCGGCAATCGCTTTGTTGCTGTAAACTGGCAAAACATCGAACGGGCCGTGAATAAGCATCACCCCGGTACTCTGTTTTATAAGGGCGATGGATTCGCCACGTTTGCCAAACTCGCACCATTCCACAAGGGCCTTTTCTACCTTGACACGACTAACACGATGGAGTTAGTTGCGCGTGATACTGTGATTCTTTCGAACCTTGCGAGTTTCCTGCGCAATGGAAAAAAGAGCACGATGTTGGCCATGAATTTAATTTACAATCGCGTGTATGTGGGTGAGTCTAAGGCCGCAACTGATAGACAAATACGCGCTAAAATCAAGGCCATTACGCGCAATCTTCCCTTGGATGGTTGGACGGTAGCGGCGGATTATGACACGTACACGTCAACGAAAGTAACTCGTATGGTAACAATTTTCATCTATCGCAAAAGGTAGCTTGACACGTTTTTCCTATTCACGTAGTCTAAACGAGTACCGTATTTCACCCAAAGGAGTAACACAATGTTCGATACAGGCGTAGCAATTGGCGGAATTGATCCAACCTTCGACTACATCGTTTCTTTACTCGCACCTAAGGCCATCTCCTATACTGCGTCTGATTACGCAGACTTCGCAGAGATGAAGAGCGACTTTGAGGCAACGGGCCGCATCAAAATCAATGTAAATCACTCTGATAAAACCATCTTTGGTTCACCCGTTACAAATTGGCAATTTCGTGCATGGCATGATGCTTGCCACATTCTAGCCAATGCGGATTTTACGTTTGAGGGTGAGAAACGGGCCGCATCCTTGCAAGCTACTCAGGTACTCGCGTTAGACGGGCCGTCTTTGTATGACAAAGCGCGGTGGATTGCGTTGATTGTGGCTGAAGTAATCGGGCAAGGTGAGTTTTTCATTCAGCACAATGATTTTCCGGCAGACCAAAGGGCCTTTGTTGTGGGGTATCTGGTGGAGAATTACCCCGAATTGTTGGCCTTGCCTGAGTTTGCGCCTAACCTTGCTAACCTAGTCGTACGCTACTAACGGCATAGCGGGCCGCTACAAAGGCCCGCATGTTGCTTTGAGGGTATCATTCATCCGGTACCCTCAAAGGAGCATATAGGCTAAAGGAGACGCAACAATGCATGATTCTATGTTAGACATAAAAATTATGCTAGACCCTCAAAAGTATGGATACAGCCAGTGCCCGCACTGTAACGGGTACGGTAGTAGTTTGAAGGAGTCTAGTAACACGTGCTCTAAGTGTGGCGGAAGTGGACTCGTAAAAAAGGTTGGTGTGTGATGGCATCTAAAACGCACCTCAAGTATCTCAAGCTGCAACAAAAGTATGAACGGCATATACTGGCCACCTTTGCCCGTGCGAACGCATCGCAGATTGTAGAGGGTAAGGCGTGGTATCCCTATGCAAAAGCGCAATTGTCGCAGTACGTTAGCCTTTGGGGGATGGAACGGGCCGCTGCTATATGCGCGGTATTATCTCCACGTTGCACGTGGCAAGAAAACTTGATAGGAGTACGCAAGATTGCGCGGGCCTTTGACTCTGGTTCGCGCATTGTCCCCGTGATGGCGGGCCTAAATCGAAACATAGACAAGGCGTGGGATATCGCTAATGGGGATAGTTTACAGCGCGTCTCAGGTCCGAAGGTTACACGATTCTATGCCAACCTATGCGGAGACTTACAGCGCGTCACTTGTGACGTTTGGGCCGCACGTGCAGCAGGATGCAAGGCCCGATTACCCAAAGGCGCAACAGACGAACAAATAGCAGAGGAAACAGCGCGACTTGTGCAAGCTGCTACGCGTCCGGGTTACGCATACGATACGCTTGAAAAGGCGTACCAGAATGTAGCTGCAAAGTTGGGATTCGAACCAGCGGAGTTACAGGCTATTTGTTGGATTGTAGTGCGTGGCAAAGGAGAATAATATGAGTCCGATTCAGTGGATAGACTTCGTTATCGTGGCCGTATTTGTTGGCTGTATTGCGTACGTCACAAGGAGATGGTAAAGCTGCCGATAACGGCAACTACCAGCGCGACACCAGCGCAAAGGAGAGTGTTACCATGTTGGATATCAAAGCAATACGCGGGCCTTTGGATGCGGGCCTTTGTGGGTATATCGTTACATCCCCAAAGGGTAGATGCGAAGTCTACGCAAGTACCATGTTTGAGGCGCAAACCAAAGGCGCTAAGCTGCTAGGGATAGCAGCTAAGAAACAATATCTTTGCACTCCGTACCTCTGCGAACGTGCGGACGGTAGCGAAGTGTTACAATCAACGTGCAACTAACAGCGCGACACCAGCGCAACAAAAGGAGCTTTACAGATGCGGTATAAGACCTTCAAACGGCAGAATCTACAGACAGGCCGCGTGTCAATCGTGGCATTCAGCGAAGACCATTATCTACAGGCGGGCCTATTCCCATCTCTGTTAGGTGGGATGGCACAACTTGAGGCACACCAGCTTATCAACAAGTGGAATGCTGCCCGCACGGTACCCAGGTTCCTCTATACCCTTTAGCCTAGGGGTAACCCACCGGGCAGCTTTGCAGTGTGGTATAATCAGGAGTATCAGCGCGACACCAGCGCAAAGGAGGATGTATGGGTTACAAGTCAGCGATGGAAGCAGCAGGAGCGGAAGTTGTGGAGTACGAGACGTTTGGCAGCTATCAGGGGGACTGGTGGGCATCTGTACGCTTTGAGGGTAAAGCGTATTGGGTTCACGGTTCGTACGGTTCCTGTAGCGGGTGCGATGCGTTTCAATCGCAGTTCGATTACAACACGACTGAAGAGTGTGAAGAGCACCGTTACGATAGCAGCGAAGTAATCGCCGCGTGCGTCAAATGCACTGAGGCAAAGGCCGCCTATGCCGTGGCACTGGCAGAGTTTGGCCGTTCGTATCTCCACCGTAACGAGTTCACTCAGGAGGAAGCGGAGAAGGAGACGTTCAGGGAGGAAGACGACTACAGCAGCTACGGCGAAGAGAAGGAGCAGCATGACTTCGTCAAGGCGCACCCGCTAGTATAGGGGTGCGGTACCCTCAGCGCACCATAACCAGCGCACACAGCGCGGAATCGAGACCAGTATGGCACGTACCAAGAAGCAAACAGTGACAGAGGATACACCAGAGCAGGCCGAAATAAACGCGGTAGTCCCCGGCAGCAGTTCAGAACACTACGCGGGCAAAGTAGTGGTGGTGCGCAAGGCAGCATTGGCACCGGCATATCAGCAGATGCTAGATAGACGGTTCCTTGCCGCTGGCGGGTTCGGGTGCAATCCCAGCGCACTAGGTAACGCAGTGTTTGGCATGTACCTGAGCGATGGCGAAGAGTGCCGCATCGAACGCTACGAAATAGCGGGCGTGGCAGTGAATCAGTCACACGAAACAGTGGTATAAACTTAGATGCTGGCGGCCCTTGACAACAGGGGCCGTCATAATGTAAGCTTATCCCAGCATCACAAAGGAGCGGTATGAACGGCACACTAGTAAGAATATGGACGGAAGACTTGAACCTTGACCGGATCAAGGTCGAGGTGGGTCACTACTTCAGCGCCTACACCATCTTCAGCGCGTCGGGCGTCTGGGATGGCACCAGCGAGAATAGTCTGGTGATCGAGATACTGGTACCAGAAGGCCCGTATCACAACACGCGCATCGGGTACGTGCGCAACATCGCGGAGTTCATCAAAGCACTCAACAACCAGAAGGCCGTGCTCGTCACACGCACCCCGGTAGAAAGTGAGCTGATATAGTGGGGACTGTCAGAAGCACAGCGCATGAATTTGTAGTAACGAACGGTCAGGCGCAACTGGCCATCTTCAATGACGGCGAGATGTCCCTGCACGCTCCGACGCAGCCCGCGACAGAGCTGGGCACCGTCACAGATGCAGAGCAGTACCTCAGGATGCTGGCCACGTTCTTAGGCTATCAGCTAGTACCGGGCCTATGGAATCGAGTTAGCGACACGCGGGCACTACTGCACGGCTACCAGCTATGGGAGCGCACTATGGACGACGGCGAAGTCATTTACAACATCACCAAAGTAGGGTATCCACCCCCGGGCAATATGAGCGGTGGATACGCAACAGCGGAGATTACACTTTCACGCAAGGGAATACCAGCGAGGAGCTAATATGCCACGGAATGAAGAGCTTAGACGCGCAGAGGCACAGCGCGAGACGATGAAGTGGGCAGCAATGCAGGCCCGTGACAAGGTACGCACCAAGCTAATGGATGTGTCCCGGCGCATCATAGACGCAGAGCTTGAGCGCATCTATGGGCCTACGATCAACCACCTATGGGAGCAGGTCAACGTGGCCATGGTCGCACGTATACAGGCTGAAGAGGCCGCCGCAATCGAGGGCGCAGGCGCACCGGCACCTCTGGGCACAATCTTTCAGCGGTGGACGACACAGCGCAAGTACTTAGGGCAAGACCCGGCCCAAGTATACCGCAGCGTATACGGACCGCGTACGTGGGTACTGGCAACACCGTCAGAGTCCGGCGTGCTTGAGGCCGTCACTCAGAGCAGCATACTCCCAGCGAACCAGCGCAGATCGAGAGCACCTGAGGTGGGCGAGTACATCGTGCGTTTGCACAAGAAGGACGGCAGCACGGGCCTGAAGTACATCACAGCCTACAACCTTCGTGCTAACGGGTGGTTCCCCAAGGGTGAAAACCCAAACACCACAGCACCATGAGCAGCGTGTGGGCCGAGGCAGTAGCGCGTGACGGGTATACTGATAAGCTGCTGGATGCACAGCGCGTGATCGTAAGCCTGTTACGCTCTACACCTCAAGAGGTGGAACAAAAGTTCCGAGATGTGGCCGAAGCTGGGCCTGATTATTTTGTTGACACCGAAGAGATCGTTCTGTATCCTTAGGAAAGTAACTCAACCGTACCTGAAAAGGAGCCTCACCCATTATGGATTTCATCCAACAGTTCAAGGCCGCCCGCCGCGTCTCCACTCCCATCATCAACATGCGTACGTTCGATGCCAAGGGACTCACCCGCAATATCAGTGCAGCACTGAACGGCACCCTCGATAGCACGCCTATGCTCATCTGGGATTCTGTCCACGGTCTCCTGCCAATGAACAACACCAAGGCCAGCAAGGAAGCATACGCCACACTCATGGCGAAGGCCGGACTTGAGACACCTGAGACGGTACAGTTGCCTGAGACACTGAAGGCTCTGGAGACGGATGGCGTCAGCGACATGATCGTGTTTATCTCTAACGCGCATCTGCTCTGGGGTGACCCCACCAACGTACAGGCCGTGTGGAACCTGCGAGACATCTACAAGAACGTGGGTAACATGCTCGTGCTCGTCAGCACACCCGGCGCGACTCTGCCCATCGAGCTTCAGACGGACGTGCTTGTGCTTGATGAACCACTGCCCACACGTGAAGAGCTTGCGGTGATCGTACGCAATACGTTCAAGAGCGCGAACGCCGAGGCATCTCTGACCACCGACATCGAGAAGTCGGCAGTCGACGCGCTCATCGGTCTCTCGTCCTTCAGTGCAGATCAGGCGACCGCGATGTGCCTGACCACTGAGAAGATACCGGGCAAGGAGAAGGAGTCCATCCGTAAAGGCACCCTCAGCATCACCGACCTCTGGGAGCGCAAGCGCCAGATCATCAACGCTACCCCCGGCCTGACCGTCTACAAGGGCAAGGAGACGCTGGATGACATCGGAGGCATCGAGAGTGCCAAAGAGTTCTACCGGGCCGTCATGACCGGCAAGAACGCGCCTGAAGTCATCCTCTTCATCGACGAGATCGAGAAGCAGATGGCCGGTAACGGTACGGACTCGTCGGGCACCAAGACGGAAATGAACGGTATCATCCTCTCGTGGATGGAAGACAAGGGCGTCAATGGTGCGCTGAGCATCGGCATCCCCGGCGTGTCCAAGTCGCAACTGGCCAAGAGTCTGGGAGCCACCTACAACAAGCCCGTCATCGTCTTCGACATCGCCGCCATGCAAGACATGCACGTCGGTAACTCTGGCCACAACCTGCGCACCGCGACCAAGACCATCGACGCCATCAGCAGTGGCAACGTGCTCTGCATCGCTACCTGCAACGGCATCGCCAACCTACCGCCTGAGCTTCGCCGCCGCTTCTCTCTCGTCAAGTTCTTCTTTGACTCTCCGAATGCGTCAGAGCGCGATGAAATCTGGGCCATCCAACGCCGCAACCACGGACTCGTCAACGACGAACCGAACCCACCGAGCGAGAACTGGACGGGCGCTGAGATTCGTGACTGCTGCAAGAAGGCAGACATGCTCAACTGGACACTGGCGAAGGCTGCAACGTACATCGTACCGTCAGCCATCTCTGACGCCGCCACACTTGAGAAGACGCGCCTAGAGGCATCTGGACGCTATCTGAGTGCATCCAAGGTGGGCACCTACTACCACGATGAGACCACGCGTAAGGATAACAGCGACATCACCGGCCCCGTCTTCGCGGGTTCAGGTAGAAAGATCAGGGACTAATGGGCCACGCCATCACACTACGAGACCTCATGCACGTGGCGATAGGCTGGGGTCTCTTCTACTTCGTTGTCGGTCCCATAATAACGTTCTTTTACTTGTGGTACGCTATTAGTGGCGGCCCAGAGTTCCTTCAACGTTTCAACTCGTGGCGTAAGAACCGTGAGCAAAAGGCCATCGACTCAACCATCACCAGCCTGAATCTCTAACCCGTCCAAGGAGGACACCATGCAGCCAGACATAAGCGATCCTATCAGCAAGAGCGTGAGCTTTACATCTCAATCATCCGGGCCATTGCCAGAAGGCATGACGCCGTTTGACCTCACAGCAGCACTAGCCGGTAAACCGGTGGTCACAGGTGAGGGTAAGGAAGTCACACAGCTTACGATCTTCAAGAACGCCGGGAAGTTTCCTTTGGCAGGAGTTCTGGAGGATAGAGGTTATAATACCCTTATCCAGCGTACTATCGAAGGGAGGGCTGACGCCTACGAAAATAGGACGTGGGACTCTCGTGACCTGTTCATGAAGGTCGAGACCAAGGACGTGTACTTCAACATCTACGGCAGTGGGAACAACCTAGAAGCCTACGGCCACCCCACGGAAGAGGAAGCAGACAAGGCGCAGAAACTAGGTGGCCGCAAGCGTGTAAGCGTGGGCGGCAAGGCACTGAAAGTCACGGTCGAGGTGTAGGCTAACTAGTTGGGTTGCATGTCATTTTAGGCGTTGACATGCACCCCGCAGTATGATGTACTGAATACGCACTACCAAGGAGAGCAGCATGAGTGAGTACGCAACAGCCGCAACAACTTTCAACGATGGCAAGGTATTGCTGGCCGCGTTGTTCGAGATGGGGTACACCGAGGTGGAAGACCACATCGGCAATCCTCAGCCCCTCGTCGGCTACCAAGGGGACTACCGCACACTGGATGGCGTAGGCCATACCACCAACCCCGCCAAAGCGATGAAGGCCGACATCATCATCCGCCGCAAGCAGGTAGGCTCTTCGTCAAACGACATCGGGTTCACCCGTAATGCGGACGGCACCTACTCTGCCATCATCTCCGACTTCGACTCTACCCGGCACAACGCAGGCTGGCTCAAGAGTGTGAAGCAGGAGTACTCGAAGCAGTTCGTCTTCGCCAACGCCAAGAAAGCTGGCTACAAGCTTGTGGTGAATAAGCAGGTCGAGCGCAACGGCAAGAAAGTCACCCAGTACAAGTACGCAATCGCCTAAGGAGGCCGCGACATGGCAAAGTTTGCCACGATTGAAATCGATGAGAACGGCGAGATTAGTGTTGAACTCGACGGCTTCAAGGGTGTAGGATGTGCAGCAGTGATGGACACCCTCACCAAAGGTTCTAAGGTCACTCACCGGCAGAAAAAGCCTGAGTACCGGACGACGACAACCACAACAGTGTGCGCTAAGTAAGGCACACTTCAACCTCACTCTGAACCAACCTAACCTGCAAAGGACTAGACCATGCCAGTATCACTCGCCCGTCGTCTCCGCCGTATCGGATACCTGCCCAAGCTAACCATCGATCAGGTGGTTGATCCGAACCAAGTCAAGAAGCTTCAGAACGCCGCCAAGAAGCCCCGGCTTCAGGCCGCCATCCTTGCCTCCATCGCGGAGGAAATCAATCACCCGCGTGCGATGGAGCTTGACCCCGCTGACCGTGCAACCGTCGAGGCCCTTGTCCGCAAGCTGTGGCACGAGAAGCACCCCGGCAAGCCCAACCAGAAGCCCGCGAAGCAGCACCGTCGCTCGAAGTCGCGGACGAAGAAGGCGGGCAAATAAGATGACCGACAAGACCGTGACCATCACAGTAGACGAAGACGGCGAGATCAAGTTTCTCGTCGATGAGCACAGTAAGCCCTTCATCACACCGGAGACGGTAGTGAAGCGTGCATCGCACGTAGAACCGGCTAACCCTCTCTTGCGCGTGATGTTTCACGGTCTTCGTTCGGTCTGCTCCCGTCAGTCCAGTCTAGCGGAGTTCACTCGGATGTGGCCATGCGACTGGCGCATCAACCTTGCACCCATCGGTGGTCCCATTCTCCCCGGCACCTATGAAGATCGACAGGACGCTATCGACGAGGAAGTGAGGTTCCTCAATGACACATTCGTTTAGTGACCCCGTATTCGCCTCTTCCTGCCTCTGCTGGGTAATTCTGGCCCTCTGGTACGGCAATATAGGCATCAGGGCCGCCTACTGGCACTGGAGGCTCAGGAAACAGTACCTCAGGATGTATGT